ACAGTCTCGTATGTTTTTAGAGCTAGTTCTTTGATTAGCTTATTCATAGCTTCGTTAGATAATTCATGATGACTTGCCTCAATACGTCAAATATATCAGGCTGTCCGTAAAACAAAAAGAAGAGAAGTATTATTCCAAGTATGTATTGCATGATATTATTATATCACAAACAACTATTTTTGTATACTGAGTTGTTCACAAGACAGCTGTAGCTTTAGTCCATATGGGTGAGGTGAGTTCTTGACACGCTGTAGATCTTCCAAGCAACTCTTTTCAGAAGCATACTCGTTGTAACTCTTCATCAGAGGATCTCCACCCGGAGTCAAGAACACCACGACTAGAAACCACTTCATAGATATTTTCCTCGTAGAAATTCGTCTACCTTAGCCTCATCTACACCTACAGCTCTAGCGAACGCCTTCATAGTATCTTCTTCGTGTTCGGCAGTGAAGATCGAGTTGTGTATTGCTAGGTAACCTGCCAACTGCGCTCGTCCATAAGACTCGGGTCCAAATCCAAATACACCATAGAGTGTGTGACGATAGCTTCCCATATCTACGAGCTCAGCCTGATGGATGCGGCGTGCTACAGCACAAAAAGCTTTCAGCTGTTGTTCTTTTGACAGCGAGTTCCAGTATTCTTCCTGCTCTTGTTCGATCAACTTCATCACTGAGTTGAATCTATCAGAGACGTCTGATAGATCTTGCATAGCTTTTTCGGCATCATCACTCATAATTTGGTTCCTTAATTGCAGGCTTTCTTCGCAGGAATTGTGTGAGTTTATATTGCCAATTAGAATAACAATGCCTTATGCCAATGGTAATTCTTAGGTAAGGCAAGATAGCGCCGACATAAAGTTCATTTGGGTCTAGTCCTGCATCCACACCAAACGAAAAGTGTTCCATCGTCCAAACCTGGAAGATCAGCCAATGCACACTCCAATTGTTTGCGTTCCACTCATCACCTTCTCGGTAGTGGCACCGAGGAACTAGTGGGCACACGTCGTTACACCACCACTTGTGAAGTGGATAATGCTCCCACCACTCTTTATCTCTATACGCTATTTGTTCTTCACTCATACATGATACTCCAGTCTGTGTCCACAATCTTTACATAGCAAGATGTAGTACGTATAAAGATATACATCAAGCTGCATCTGTGGTTGTTTATGTTTTTCAATGAATTGTGTCATTGTGAAATGTCTTTCGTTTCTTGCTGTGCGCTTTGGTTCGTGTAGTACATTAGTCGAACCGCATGAATCACAGTGAATAATATCTATATTCATTCTTTCACCTCCCACGCCCAGTTTACAACGATCCAATCGTCGAGGCAATCTTCAAAATTGTATCTACGGTCCACTTCAAACTTACCGAATTTATCACACATTCGCTTGTACCAATAAGGCCAGTACTCGCTGCGAATTTCAGCTTCTGACTTAGTTACTACATAGCCGTCTAGTCCGTCGTACTCGTTATAACTGTAGTATCTCATGCTTCAGCTTTATCTAGTTGATCGACGGTGACTTCTGTCCACTTACCATCGATCTTGATCTCAGTCTTGACTTTCGTCAACTCTTGTTCTACGCGACGATCAATCTCATCCATCTCGCCTGAGCGCTTCATGAACTCGATATGTACCCACTTTTGAAACTCTTCAGAAGCATACATTTTTTCAAAAGCATCACGCTTGTTGTCAGCTTGACTGCGACTAGCTTCTGAATAGCCGTGCGCGCCCGAGGGTCGGTGCATGCAGTGAACAGCCGAAGATGTCTTGTTCTTCTTCTGTCCTCCGTTACCTGACCCTCGAGTGTACGACCACTCGCAGTCTCTAGCTGTTACGCTGAATAGAGGTTTTTTCATACGACTCTCTCCGACACTCATTATAACCACACTCATAAATTCGTTCAAGCAACAGGCGAAGTGCTTCAGCTACTGGGAAGCCACCTTGCACTAAACCAAGAATTGCTTGATCTACTACTTCCTCTTTATAGGACTTCATTTTATCTAATCCATTCTGCTGTCACTAGCTCCATCATCAGGTCTTGTCTTACCATCGGGTCCTTCGATACTATAACGTCCTCCACACTTACCACAGTAAAACCATGACCAACCAAAACCATTGTCATGGAACTTACTGCCGCTGTGTCCTTCGAGAAAGCAATCGCGAATCAATTGTTTTCTAGCAGGATAGTGGACAGTATTGTCATACTCGGCCATGAGTTCTTCCATCTTTTGTGACCTAGCACGATCAATCTCATCGCGCCGTTTCCAAATGTCACTCATACTTAACACCCATATGGTTCACTTAAACACTGATTGGCACATTCTCGAACAATCAACTCGGCAAACTTTTCTGAATAATATTCAACCCATTTGTTGATATCTTTTTCAAAGTAATCGGTATCCAAATTAGTTGTGATTCCAGCCTGTTCAGCAAGTTCACGAATTCGTTTATTCATTACTCAACTCCAGACATCTTTTCTACAAAGCTCTTTATTTTTGGCATCAAATACTTGTCTCTTACACGTTCAACCACACAAGCATTTCCGTTATGATGTTCTTCCCATTTTCGGCATTGACTCTTGTACAGTTCTAAAGCTTTAGTAAACTTATATAAATTCCATTCTTTTGATTTAGTGGGCTCGTATACAAAGTACCAATAATCTTCAAGTTGAGCTTGAGTTTTGTTAACTAGTTCAGCTTTTGCACTTGATAAAATACTATCAAGAACGTTTTCAATATTCTCTTTTGTGAGTTCAGTCATTACTCAATCCCAAACATCTTCTGTTCTAGAATCCTTAGATAATCTCGTGCTTTCTGAAAATCACGATCATACAATGCGCGTTCAGTCAACATCAGGTCTTGTCGAAACTCACCATAGATTGCTTCAATGACTTGACGTTTGGTGCGGTGAATCGCTTCTTCTAGTGCATCACCACCTTCTTGAAGAAGATCAAATTCACTTACATGGACCTGAGAACCAATAGTGACACTAATTCGATATTGTTTAGCAATACCTTCAGTTCCTTTTAGGTCTTGAGTATGTGACTTGATATTGAATACATCTTGGAACAGAGTAGAGAAACTTTCTTTAATAAGTTTTCGTTCACCGGTATCATGTGCTTCAATTGCTCTTACTACTTGGCTCATTCTTTAACTCCAAAATGTTCTTTAATCATCACTTCATTATCCCAACATTTCTCAGCACAGATTTCAAAATTACTGGCAAACAGTTCGTCTTTTTCTTCTGCTGATAGTTTATAGAGTCTTTCGGATTCTGCTCTCAATACACTAACACATTCCTGAACAATCAACTCGGCGAATTTTGGCAAACTAGCATTATAATTTCCTGCCCAGCCGATACGTTCGTCGTCGATGTATTGAAATCCAGCCTGTTTTGCAAGTTCTCTCATTCGTTCGTTCATCGCCGACCCCAAAGAAATCGCAGAGTTAGACCATCAACAAAATTACGCTTAAAGGTCGTATCGGGTGCCCAGATAATGTAGCCAATGATAATACCTAGTGCATACCCAATGAGAAGGTAAAGTGTTTCATTCATTCTTCAACTCCAAAATGTTCTTTGACTTTTTCAACACAGTCTCTACGGAAGGCATCTTCGATTTGGTTACGATAATCGGCGTATCCTGGGCTTATGTTTTCTACAATACCGATACATTCCCGAACAATCAACTCGGCAAATTCTTCAATGGCTGCACGTTGAACTGGACCCGTTTGAAAGAAATTTAGAATGCGTTCATTGCATTGTGCTAGTTCTTCAATTCGTTTATTCATGGTTGTTCTCTCAGTTGAATTAGCCCATCAATCAACATAGGAATTGTTCTAACATCGAAATTAAATTCTACAGGATCACCGAAGTAATCGTAATCATGAATTTGAATATAGGCAAGCCGACTATCTTTTCTCAGAGTCAGATATGGTGTTCCGTTAGGTCTTGTTAGTTCAATTCGTTTGTTAGGTTGTTTTATCCCTAAAGGACCGCAGATATGTGCATAGTCAAACGCAGGTTCTTCACGCCCACATTTATGGCACTTGATAAAGTTCACAACCAACTTCCTTTTAGAACGTATGCTTTGCGCTTACCACGAACCCGTACATCAATTTGACGGTGTTGCCGTTTTAGTTTCTTAGCATAGTATCGTGCTTTACCAAGATATGGTGTAGCAATAAAGTTAGACCAACCACCGTCGGGAAAGGTCCTCGGTTTGTACAGTAAGACATAATAAAGTTTTTTTGGTCTAACAAAAAGCATCACTTAACTCCGAAATGTTTCTTTAGGTCCTCGATGCATCGACGGACTTCCATGTCCTCGCGGTTCAGGTCGCCCATGTACCTCTTCTGAACTACGCCGATAGCCTCACTTACGATAAGGTCGGCGAATTTTTCGGCATCGAACACCGTAGGAAAAGTCTTCCAACTCTCCATCATCAATTCTCGAATTCGTTCGTTCATTTTACAATCTCTTTGCAATGTTTAACAGCATCAGTATACAGCATGGTGCCATTCTTGTCAAGACAGTTGTTGTAAATACGCGACGTTTCCATTTTACCGCCAACAACAATTAGTAAAACAATAGCCGCAAGTGTTAAACCTGCTACGGGAAAGACCCACCAATTATCATTCATCTTCACACCTCGGTCCATGTTCAAGGTAATCTTTCATAAAAACATCACCATGTTCTAGGTAGAACCTATGATATTCCCAGCCTTTGCGAAAAGTCTCGAATCTGATTCCCGCAAGTCTCATACCTTCTTCTGTCATAGGTACTTGGTATGCTTCTGAATCACGCCATGCATTATAGATTAGTTGATCTTCATCACCAAGTTTATTCTCAGCCTGCTCGATGGCAGCGCGGAGGTTGTCCATCACCGCTCTGCGGTTACCCCAATGATTGCGCCCCAGTCCAGCAATAAACTCCAGCGCCTGTTTCATGACCGTGATGCTCATGAGAATTCCCGACTACAGAAAGCATATCCTTCTGGATCGTCCCAATCGTATTCGGGATTGAACCAAGTATATCCAAACTTGTCAGGTTTTCGCCCTTCATCATTATGTTGAAGATTCCTTCGTCCATCATTACGAATAAATCCTGGAGATTTCTCGCTCTCAATATACTGAACAAACCAATCGTAGTCGATACGTTCTCCATATTCATCCATGATAACTTTATCTTTGAGAAATTCTTTCCACGCCTGCCAGCTTACAAGCCGTTCAGGTCGATAACCATGAAAAGAAAATGCCCAACCGCCAGAAGATTTACCGATATGGTATTCTTCATCATATCGGTTGCAGCATTCACAGAGATTTTTAGCAACGTAATAATTAGTTCCCATGATGTAGTTTCCTGAATTTCAGTATGGTCTATTGTAATAGATGCCAGAAGCTTTGTCAAGATACGTGTTGTTATGACACGACATCAGTTTTTGTTTGCCATGGATCTTTGCCAAAGACCGGCTCATGATTTTCATTGATGGGTTCGCAAGCGCGACCCATATCATATTCATTTGGAAAATGCCTGAGTAGACTCGCGGCTTGCTGTCGAATTTGTTTTGGAATTCTTGGTGTTTCTTTTGGGTCTAATAAACTTCGTAAAAATTGACGAGTTCTATTGACCGAATTAACTCTTTCGTAAGGTAGCGTCATGATTTATTTTGATACGAAAAAATGATTGTGAATTTTTTCTAGGCACTCTAATTTATTGTCAGACTCTTTGACTAGATTCACACACTCTTGAATCAGAAGATAAGAATACTTTTCAAAGTCTTCATCATATTCATTCGCCCAATCGATGTGATTTTTTCCTGGACCCCAAGACTCATCCGACCAAAAAACAAATCCTGCTTTCTTCGCAAGTTTCTGTAAGTTTTTATTCACGATTATCTCCATGTCCTATGATTTTCAGCTACCCATTCATTGCCATCGTATTCTTGAATGTGCCATTCGATGCCGTCAGGAATTTCGATAATCTTAAGACTTGAGAATTTTGTGTCGGCACGTTCACCTAACGTTTCTACAACTTTCACTAGATTAGGATCAGATCGAAACACCGTCAATTCGCGCGAGCCTTGAAGCCTCCACAAGTCTGCGATAAATTGCATTGATTTACCTGACAATTCTGCATACAACTGTTTTGCTTCATCTGAGAGATCAAAACCACCGAAACACTTATTCAAAACAACTTTCATAATTAACTCCAAATATTTGGTAGGCCCAGTTGGGTTCGAACCAACGACCAACGGATTATGAGTCCGCTGCTCTAACCATCTGAGCTATAGGCCCGTGGCGGAGGAAGGGAGAGTCGAACTCCCAAGGCGCTATTAACACTCAACTGTTTTCAAGACAGGTACCGTCGCCAATCGGTTTGTTCCTCCGTTATGCTGCTTTTGTGTGACATAAAATATGCTTGAACCTATCTGCTGCACCTGACGCCGCGAAAGCATTAGGCTTAACCATCGGAATAACATTACACATACCTTTGATGTATCCAACTGCTTCATTTATAACACATGAACTTCCATGATCTTCATTTGGATTGATGTCTAGATGAACTTCAACTTCTCGATCATCTAGAACCTCAGCCAACTTAAGATATAATTCGGCAATCTTATAAACTTCATTCATTAGTCGCATTCTAGGTTTGTCTTTGCGTTGATCATAGTCCTTCTCACGAATGGTTTCTCCAAAGATTTTACATCCGTGCTTTCCTTCGATATGAATCACGACCACTAAAGTATAGTCGGCATACCAAACGCCTTTGATTTTAAATCTTTCTGAATCGCCACCGATATAGATTTTACTTGTGATCGGCTGTCCCTCGATGAAAGTTTTTACTTGATCAATGTTCATCATCTCACCTATGTTAAACTGGTCTCGGACACAGGACTCGAACCTGCACCTTCTACGTCCCAAACGTAGTGGACTACCTATTATCCCAATCCGAGAAATTGGTGCTGGATGAAGGATTCGAACCATCGACCTATCGCTTACAAGGCGATTGCACTACCACTGTGCTAATCCAGCATTTAAAAATTATACTAAATTTTATTTAGTCTGTCAACTGATGGCCTCGGTGTACGGACTCGAACCGCAACTTTAGATTTTGGAGATCCACGTGCTGCCATTAACACTACACCGAGATTTTGGTGGTGAGAGTGGGATTCGAACCCACGGACCGCAAGTTAACACGATCTACGGTTTAGCAAACCGTTGATTTAAGCCTCTCATCCATCTCACCAATTGGTGGACCGCTGGAGGATCGAACTCCAACCTCCGCCGTGCAAAGGCGGCGTGCTCCCATTATCACTAGCAGCCCAAATTCATTTTGGAGCAGGATATCGGAATCGAACCGATAACATCAGCTTGGAAGGCTGTAGTTTTACCATTAAACTAATCCTGCAAATCTTTCATAAGGGGCACAATAGGACTGTCATCTCGACGTTCATTGCTGTCATTTAAAAATAGGCGTGTTGTCTATATAATGCGCCACTTCCCCACTAACTATATATTTGGCTCCAGTGGCTGGGATCGAACCAACGACCAATTGATTAACAGTCAACTGCTCTACCTCTGAGCTACACTGGAATAAAACTGGTACCGGATACTGGGATTGAACCAGTGACCAATGCGTTATCAACACACTGCTCTACCACTGAGCTAATCCGGTATGGTACCGCCTCTTGGAATCGAACCAAGTTCCACGGCTCTTCAGACCGTTGCTATGACCACATCAGCTAAAGCGGCAAACTGGTGCTTCGTGACAGAATCGAACTGCCGTGACCGTCTTGTAAGGGCGGTGTTCTACCATTAAACTAACGAAGCCTGGGGTGTCTAATGAGTTTCGATCTCATCCTCACTCTTTCACAGAGAGTGGTGCTCCCATTACACTATAGACACCGTTGTTGGTACACCGTAGGGGAATCGAACCCCTCTTCCTACCGTGAAAGGGTAGTGTCCTAAACCGATAGACGAACGGTGCGTATTTGGCAGGCCTACTAGGATTCGAACCTAGAATGACGGAATCAAAATCCGTAGTGTTACCATTACACCATAGACCAACAAATTTGGTAGGGGCAGGGGGACTTGAACCCTCCAACCTCGACGTTAAAAGCATCTTGCTCTACCATTGAGCTATACCCCCAAACTGGCGGTCCCATCGGGATTCGAACCCGATCCTGCGCCGTGACAGGGCGCTATACTCGCCGATATACTATGGAACCATTTATTGGTTGCGGATGATGGAATCGAACCATCAACTTCAGCTTATGAGACTGATGAGATACCTTTTCTCTAATCCGCAGAATCTTGGTGAGTAGAGAGGGATTCGAACCCCCAACGGTTCCTAAGTAACGGATTTACAGTCCGCCGCGACACTCGCCATCTTCGCCGTCTACTCATTTCCATATTGAAACACACTCAACATTACACCCTTGATTCGCTGCTGCTACTAGGGGCGGGTTCTAATGTGTTTCAATATGGTCCGAGACTCGAACTCGGCATGTAAGCGGCTTCGCAATCGGGTAGCGCAATTTCCCTAGCACTGACTAACACAGGTTAATTAAGCCCGCTCTCATCAGTGAAGCCTACACAGCTTCCTGCACCATATTGAAACACACTTGAGGTAACCGTGACAAGCGGGGGCTTTTTACACCTCTCTACCTGCGTGCTCACCAGACAGTCACTTCTGTTCTAAGGACGCTTTCGATTTAGTGTGCTTCAGTATGGTGCCTCAGGTGGGACTCGAACCCACAAAATTTGGCTTCTAAGACCAACACGTATACCAATTCCGTCACCGAGGCATGGTGCCCGAGGCCGGACTCGAACCGGCACGCTCTCTTTCGAGGTGGCGGCGGATTTTAAGTCCGCTGTGTCTACCGATTTCACCACTCGGGCTTGGCCTGACCGGAGGGATTCGAACCCCCGACCAACGGATTAGAAATCCGTTGCTCTATCCTACTGAGCTACGGTCAGATATAAGATTACCGAATTTTTAAAGAACAATCAATCACTCAACAGAATACATTCTACAGACTTTTCTATGGAATGTCAAGAACAAATTCTACTGTTGTTTTTTTACAACTGGAGCACAGGGTCGGATTTGAACCGACGGCTTTAGAGTTTTGCAGACTCTTGCATTGGGCCGCTCTGCCACCTGTGCTTAGATACTATTCAACAAAAACTTAATTTCTGCTAGGTTCTTATATATAAGGACTTTATCGGACATTGAATTAATGCTATCTAAAATTAAGGATTTATTTTCATCCCAGACATCTCTTAGAGGTGTCACCTCAACATTTACGAAGAAAAGACTTGTTTGTCCACCACTTAATGGTAATGTGGTTTGCCGCTCCACTCTAAAAAATAAATTTTCAAAGATCAAAGGTGTGTCATCATACATTTTCTTTACATCAGGATGATTGCTCAATTCTGGAACTCGATTGATGGTCCACACAAATCGTTCAAAACTTCCCATTGTTGGATCAGACATCACTGATGCAAGCTTACCACTCACTTTTCGCAACTGTTCTCCATCAGCAACAGGTTCATGAATTTCATACAATGATTTGCCAAGTGCTGAGTTCGGCACCCATGAACTAGGAAAACAAAAGCAAATCGCAGCCAAACAACCACGATGCATTATAGCAACATCTTCTTCAAATGACAATGCAAACTCGACAATATCTCCAGTCACTGCTTTGCCAGTAAATGATTCGACTCTTCGAATTAGTTGGTTTGTTACGCAATCGATTGTGAATCCATAAAGATCACTGCCAAACGACTCAAGCTGTTTTACTTTTTCGTTTAGATATTTCACTCTTGGATTTGAATTGAATACTGGGCCTGTGTTTCTACTCATTCGAGGTTGAGTATTGTAAGGCGCTCTAACGATGTGTTCTAAATTATTCATAATGTATGGTAGTAGGTAAGGGTTACGATCCCTTCCGTTTCAGCCCATCTGACCGATCTCCAGGGTTTATAAGACCCCGCCGCACACCAGTGCTACCTACCAAATTTTATCGATTCGTTGTGTTTCTCTGTTGAAGCATACCACCAAGAACTAGTGCGGCCAACCATTCTGCTACACCGTAGTTGATACCTAGTGAGAAAAGCGTGTTCAATGACCAGATAATAATCAACGGCCCCAGAATAATCAGGGTAATGATGACTGCTATTAGCAAAATTTTATTCATATAAATCGTCCAAATCGTCTTCAGCAAAGTTATTAGGGTCAAAATTTTTAAGTCTCTGTTTTACTTTAAGTCTATCTTTCTTGTACTCTTTAATCTGCTTCTTTCGATTCGGGCGTTCATCTTCATCATCATAGAATTCCCGAAAGTTTTTAATTTTCTTATCTTGATTTGACATTTGAATTTTCTTTTTCCCCAACTAGAAGTTCAGGCATCGACTCTTCAATAAGTTTCCTAGTAATGCCTTTGTAAGTAATTTTTTTGTTTTTGATCATTAGAAATAACTGTGCCTCTTCTGGAGACACACTCTCTAACATATCAATAAACATTTTCTCTTTTTGATACTTAGTCAAATTGTTTTGTGTGCCTCGAAGAAAATATCCAACCTTTCTCAACTCCTTAGGCATCCTATTATACCCCCAATTGTCTGGAACGTCAAGAGGTTTGTATGGAGGATCACCTTCTGGCAAATCAAACACCAAATCTTTATGATAGGTTAATTGCAAAACTTTTTTCAAATCAGGCTTTAGATTCGAGATAGCCTTTATCGCACTGCCTCTATCCTTCGCAGGAAGATCAGCGACATGCTTCAGCATCTCTGGCAATGTCATTCTAGAAATATCAATTGGCACTTTAAAACTCCTGTATGTGTTCCATTAAATTACGCATTCTGTTCTTAATGAAAAAGTTAAAAATCTTATCCTTACCGTTTTCTTTAACATTCTCAAACGCATCAAGAATTTTATCCTGATACTCTTGAGGAATCTTTGATAGATCAATCAGACTTTCATTTCTTTTGTAATTCCTCAACATCATAGAATCACAAAAGTCTTCTGGTTCTTGATTGATCCAAATATTTAGTTTTTTCTCTTGAACTGGACGCTGGCGTTCTTCATTTACAAATGTAGAATCCGCAGACAGGATGTTTGGAATGCCGTCACCACGATCACCTCGAATGATATGCTCTTTCAGCATGGCGTTGGCATTTGATGTTCGCAAAAATTTCTTTGCCATTGGACTGTATTGATCAACGTTTGAGAACTTTTGCAATTGCATGAAATCTTTATCACTTGACAGGATCAAAATTCTTTCAGTTGATTCATTGTTCAGATACTTACCATAAGCGTGGCAAATAGTTCCGATGACATCATCAGCCTCGGTTTTGTCTACTTGAATCACTTTATAGGGAAAGTTTTCTTTGATTTCTTCTCGAATTTTGTTTAGAGTTTCGAAGATCAAATTCCAATCGTATGGTGATGCCGCGCGATCTTTCTTTCGGCTTGCCTTGTAGTATGGAAAAATATCTCTGCGCCAATACCCCTTGTCATCAGCGCATATGATAATCTTACCATATGTTTCATGAAACTTGACATAGTACATTCGAATACTATTCAAGACCATGTGACGAATTAGATTTTCGTCAATCTTTTTCACCAGATCAGGCTGCATCATCAAATTAGAAATCATCACCTGATTCAAGTCAATTAAAATCATTTTAAATCCATGTTAAGCAATACGAACAATAATTGTATCAGAATTAATTCTGCCTGTCAATGCAGATTCTTTTGTTGATAGATTTGACAGAAGTTGGCGAAGCTTAACTTTGCCAGCAGCCAAAAGATCGTCTAACGTTTCTTTTGGTTTACGTAAACGTTTGCCGATAGAAATGTCTTCTTTGAAGTTTTGTATTGTGCTGCCTTTCACTGTGAGTCCTCGGGCATCTTCAGCATGATAGA